CCATCACTTGATCTAGCTTAAACGGGGTCGATGTGGCAAAGTCAGATACCCAATCAAGGGATTTTTGAGCCTTGGCTGAGCTGCCTTCAACGGTTTTAAGAATAGCACTGAACTGTTCAAACTGCGCGGCTGTTTGTGTGAAATTGCGCAATGCAAGACCACCAAGCCCAAGCCCCGCAACGCCAATCTTTGCTACACTGGCAGTCACGCGCTTTAGATTCGACAGGCTTTTGGTAAGCGTTCCAGTCGATTTCTGCATACGTTTCATAGGAGCAGTCATCTGGTCAATAGCTCTGATGACAATCGACATTTTCTGTGTACTCATCTACAACCTCCCTATGATCTATATTTATGCAGCCTTTGTTTTCTTTTTCCCTTCTTGTTCAACCTACTAAAAACGCTTTATATTCACATGGACGAAACAGTCACACCTCATTGAAACGCTCTATTTGAGCATGCCAATCCAAGAAATCATCCACATCCATAACCATCATCTCGGACGGCTGAAAGTGAAACTGATAAGCCAAATCAGCTGCTAAGTCCCGCCAGTTGGCAGGACTCCGCCGAAAAAACTTCCCAATTCCTCGGATAGCTCTGCAAAATCTTCCGCATCAATATTTGCAATAACGGCTGGGCTCTCGCCCGACAATGCAATCAACAAAGCTTCAGCCTTTTCAATCTCACCATCAACAGCATCCATCATCTTTAAATGTTTAATTTTTGGCCGCTCAATCGTGATGATTTCAACTACCGTATCACCAACCGTCACAGGGTATTTCAGCTTGATTTCACTCATGCTTTCACCTCATCACAAGAAATGCCGACCAGCTTGGCTTTGATTTCACCGCCCGAAAGTGTTGGCGGTTCAGAGCACCACGCCTGACGCAACACATGAAACGAGCCATCATCACCTTCAAATGAAATGTCTTCATCAACAATATCGGCAATGGCTTTAACGCTGATGCCTGCTTTTTTTGTAAATGTGGCATCAATGGATGGTGCGGAATATGTTTCGGTATAACCCGCCACACCCTGATCATCTTCCACCGCATCACGCTTCATGCCGCCATAATCCAAAGATGCGCCCTGTTTCGAGCGCACAATGCCCATCGATGGAATAGTGATAGAAATCTTACCTTGTACTTGGTTACTTCCTGCCATGATTTACTCCTTAAACCTTGAATTGAACCAAGTTGGCGAAAATGCGCAGCTGGTTCACTAAATTTGGTTGATCAACCACATTGACGCGGTTCGGATTGGCTGGGTCGATTTCAACAAACATCGATGCTGCATAACCCGCGAAATTTTCCATCAAGCCCTGATCTACTTCACGCTGATAAACCGCGCGCATGGTTGCCAAAATATCTTTCGGACGGGCAATCGCCTGACCAGGTGCAACAGGCTGTGAATCCATTGCTAATTTATGGCGTGGATAACGTAAGCCGATTTCAGCGCGCACGTTGTAGCGATGCACTTCAAGCGTTTCGGGGGTGTTCACATAGAGATATGCCACATCATCCACACCTGCATCATTGACTTGATACTGGGTGATTGCCGCTTCGATGCGCACCGTGCCATCAGGCGCAACACTGAATGTCGAGATACCGTCAAACAGCGCAAGATTGCGCTCAACATCTGACCAACGATCGGTAATGCTTGGAGCCAACATGCCAGTCAAAGCCAAGGTTTGCAGTGGGCGCGCTGGATCAATGTTTAATTGCTCCGATGCCCGCGCACAATAAATCGCCGCCACGATACATGGCTGAGTTGGACTGTTCTGAATACCCAAGATGGACACATGCGCAGAATTACGTGCCGCACCAAATGTAAGCGATGCCGCATGTGATGCTTTGTATGCACCAAACGCACGACCACCCATTTGCTGCATTGCGCCATAACGTGCTGTCAGCTCCGTTTCCAAAGCCACCATATTGGCAGTATCGGTGTATGGCATAGCAATCCAGCGGTACCATTCCGAAGCCATAGCAGCAATCGCCACCGCAATATCTGGGTTGCCTGTGCCGTTTGCCATGGCTGTGATGGTTGCGCCAACGCCTGCGGGCGTTTGCTCTCCATAATAATTCAAGCGAATATCAATATCGTTACCACATTCGCCTTTGTGTTTGGCTGTGAATGTCACTGTGCCAGTCGCATTTGCTGCCGTAACAGGCAAAGATGTGTCCGCTGTGATTGCAGCCACCAAAGCATCGCCAATCACTGTCGCTGAATCACCTGATGCAACAGCAAGCTGCACATTTTTGCCGCCAACATACACATTCAATGTGCCTGTTTTCGTAGCAGGGCCTGTCAATGCAATCGCGGCCGTTGCCGCTGCACCTGCAATATTATCATCCAGCGCAATCGCCCAGGTCTCAACCCAAGGGTCAATCGCCATGGCTGCTTGGCACATGCCTGCCAACTGTGAACCGCGACCAAAATAAGCGTCGCCCATGCTTTGTGATGTGATGCGTGTTGGCACACCGTTGGCAACTGTACCCGCAGCCAAACGCTGACCAATAATCAAACGCTTAAAACTGGCTTGCGCCAAACCTGCCAACGATGCATCAAATTCAATGAATGCACCTGGTATCCGCAAATTTGCTGGAATCTGTGTAAATGCAATACCCGTCATTTGTTCGCTCCTGTTGTTACTTTTTTAATTTCAATCACATCGCCATCATTGATACGGCGCAGCCAATACGGCGAGCGAAGCTTCACTTCCCCTTTGCCATCCAATGCTTTGCGGGTAATCGGATCACGCACCACAATATCCTTGTGAACTGGTTTGATTTTTATCGTTCCATCTTGTGAAATAGTCATTGTGGTAATGTCTCCTCGGTTACAAGTTCTGGTTCTGGATCTGTATCAAGCTGTGAATCGGCATGGAAGGTGATGAAGCCATCGAGTTGCGATGTGTCTGCCAGCATTTCCAAAATGGCAATGTCCAAGGCCATGTGATGGCGCGGGTGATACACATTGCCATCTGGGATATGACGTAGAATCTGGGCTGTGAATGATGTTGCATTGTTCAACGCATCAATGACGGCCTGCTCCATTTCTGAAACAATCTTGATTCCATTCTCTAAATCGTTTTTAAATACACCGACACCAACCGATAGCTGCATATCACCCGTATAATCCGATGGTTGAGCTACTAAAATTACAATTGGATACGCTTCTGGTTTGATTTGTTCAGCGCGCCGATTGCCAATCAGGAATGTGATGGGCTTGCTAAAGTTTGTTTGTGCCCATGTTGTTAGGGCAACATCATTTGATAAATCATTGCGCACAGCGGCGAGCATAAGATAGGAGTTAATCATAAAGCATTCACCTGCTGGCGAACGGCAATTAGCATGTCATTCATCGCATCATTCTGTGTCTCTTCAAAAGCATCCACTTGCCAAGGGCGTGCGCCATGGCGCGCTTGCATGCCGTTGCCTTCATGGATGATATGGGCGTAGTTTGATGTGTTGATCAACATGCCTTCAAGCTTGCCGGCGCTTTCACCATGTTTTGAATAGCCTGGCAGAATATAATCTTCTGATCTGCGTAAGTGCCCAGTACGCACAGGAACAGGGTAGTTGCCTGGGGCATCTGACCCAGAGCCTGATAACAAAGATAAAGCCGCACGATGCGCCTTGATAACCCATTGTTTTAGCCCAAGACTTAAGCCCTTCTGAACCTCGGCAGGAATCTTTTGAAGCTTCTTTTCTACCTCTTTAAAACCTTTTTTATGAATGCGTATTTCGATCATTGGCTGCCACCAATACCAGCGGTGTTGTTTGTGCTGGTAGAAAAATGGCTTGATGCGACTGCGCCGAATGCAGGTGCATTACTGACGCTTTCAGGCATCGCCGTAGAGGCTGGCACAGCTGCCAACTCCGCTTCTGCCATGTTTAAATAGGTGGTTTTATTCTTGCGTAATTCAAGAATCGTGCGGGCAACCGCTTCCATCTGATTGGATGATGCGGTTGCTGAATCAAGGCGATTGATGCGGCGCACGCTTAACTCGGATGCGGCAAAGAATCGTTCGGCTCGTTGGATGTGGTTGATAATCAAGGCATCTGTTGAGGCGTACATAACAGCACCAACACGCTCTTGCACACGCAGCCCTGACTCGTCCAAAATAGTTTGGATAAATACATCAAAGGCGATATCTGAATCAAAGCCAAACTGACTGAAACTGAAACCTTCTTCTTTGACTGACTGTACGCTTGCTTTTGCTGCCATGATAATCCTTGTGTTTTATTTTCGGCTTATCGAAACTGTTGATTAGCTTTGATAAACCGCCCAGATTTTGAGTCTGGGCGGGTACTCTTTATTGCAATGGAATCCGTACGATCTGCTTGGCTTCGCCGATAGCGGCATTGAAACGACCAGACCAATACATATCCGTGCCACGGATAGCAGCTTCGCGTGCTTCTTCCACGCCAAGATCGCGTTTGCGCAAGGTGATCATTTGCTCACCCGCAAGAATCACTTCGGCATAAGGAATCGCACCCGCACCGAAATCATACGTTGCAGCAAACTTGCTGTTGTTGGTTGTCATAAGGCTTTGGATATTGGCTTGAATCTGACCATTGTTGTTGTTCGGATTGTCAAAACGAGCTGCTAGCGCTTTACTGACTTTCTGCGCGTGCGGCGCGGCAGTTAGCACGTATACAGAAGGACTATCGGATAAACCGAATTTATCACCCAGCTCGTTGCCGATCTTGTTGGCTGCATTGTCGATGGTTTGCGCAATGGTTGCATCAAACGCTATATTTCGAGCCACACCAATAGCTGCAAGCAATGTGTAGTGAGCATCTGCAACGAAACGTGACCACTTTTTCACGGCCACTTGCACAGCATCTTCAATGCGGAAGAGCTCATTATCTTCCAACCAAATATCCAAAATACCCAAACCAGCACCAAATTCCAACGCTTTGATGAACTGATTGGCAGAGCTGATGCTGCCAGTACGCATGCGTTCGCCAGGCAGGATTTCGCGAAAGGTTAAACCAACCGTTGCATCCACCATTTCATACGTGCCCGTTGCCGATGAGCGCATATCAATTTCGCGGAATAACGCTTGATAACTGAAATCAAGGGCTGTGGACTCACCGCCGTGGACGCTAATCAGTTCACGTTGGTTTTGACCTGCAAGATTCGCATCGGGTGCCACAGAAACATTCTGCGGGCGGATTTGATCCTTCATGTATGCCGTAATATCAATCAATAATGCATTACGTGCTGCGGCAATGTGGTTTTTGCCCAAAGCGCCGGCTGCTTTGGCTTTTGCCCAGTCAATACAAGTGGCTGGTAGTTGTGTGTTACGAGTTCGATTCATATCATTAGCTCCTAAAGATTTGCATCGTTGGTGAGTTTCATTTGCACCACGGTGTCTGCGGACAATGCTGCTTCAAGTGCATAGCCTGCTTTGGTATTGGTTCCAACGGTTGCTGTGAAGTTTTTGGCTGTGTTATCCCAATAAACGGTTGCACCTGCGGCGATTACACCCACTGCTTTGGGCGCTTCAATCATGGCTTCGATGGCATAAACAGCATCGCTATCGATAAGCGCAGTGGATAGCGCAACAAGCACGCGGCCACTGGCAAGAATGGTATCGCCCTTTGTTACTGCCGCCGTGTGGGCGAGTTTGATGGCATCATAATCAGTGCCTGAAGTAATGTTAGACATGGTTTATGCCTCCTTTTGATTGCGGAAAGATATTGTTTGATCACCTTTATCTTCCTCGTCTGTTGCACCAGGTGTAATAGCACTGGCATTTGGATTTTTCGACAGCGTGCCGAGCTGCTTGGCTTCGGCTTCGATATGCGCCAAAGGCCACGATGCCACGAATTCAGATGCTGCTTTCACATCCCCATCTGTATCGCCCAACATTTTCAATGTGCGCCGCGCTTGGACGACCTGATCAACAAGTTTGGCTTTGTATGCCTTGCCCGCTGCAATCATGTCGGCCGCATCAGTTAGTTTTGCCTGCACATCAGCAAGGGATGCTGTTGTTGTGGCAAGATCAGCCGACGTGGTATTTAATTTTTCTTCCAGCGCGGTTTTTTTATCTCCGGCCGCTTGCAATTGCGCTTTTAATTTGTCAATTGTCATTGCGTTTTCTCCTATTTTCTTTTTAACACTGTTGACCGGAGCCATCAGATTCTGTGTAGCCATGCCAAAATCATCTGGGGCATGGGTAAATTGTGATAAATCAAAAGATGCCGCCGCTTTAACAGGCTCGATCACTGTATCTGCCAGACCTGCATCAGCGGCTTCGGCGGCGGTAAACCATGTTTCATTGCTCATCCACTCAGATACAGTTGATTCATCTGCACCTGTTTTTGTAACGTAAGCCGATAGCAGCCCGTGGCGAAGTTTGTCCAGAACATCGGCAGCTTTGCGCAAATCATTGGCGCTACCTGATACACCCGCAAACGGGTCATGAATCATCATCATGGCATTATCTGGCATGACAATATCATCTGCCGCCATAGCAATCAGACTGGCGATGGATGCAGCGATGCCATCGATATGAGCCGTAACCTTTGCAGGATGCCCACGCAGCAAGTTGTAAATGGCATTGCCATCAAACACATCGCCACCTGGCGAATTGATGCGGAGGGTAATGGCGCTGACATCAGCCATGGCATTAAGTTCACGAATAAAGTCCGCCGCACTTTTGCCCCAGCCGCCAATCTCGTCATAAATGACAATCTCAGCATGGCCAGTCGCCATAGCTTTCATAGAAAACCAGCTGTGCTTGGCTTTGGCTTTATTGCCGCGACGGGTCTTGCTCATTTTAACTCAGCCAATTCATCGCGCAAAGCATGTATGCGCTGGGCAGATTTAATATCCATTGCGCGTGATTCGATGTGATCAATCTCAGCTTGAACATCATTGGATGTGCGTTTGGTAGCAGGGGCTTCTTCCGGCTTTGATTCGACAGGCTCAAGCAAGGCTTGAATAGCTTTGACAACGCCTTTGCGGGGATTGCCAGCTTCTTCAGCTTCGAGCAAAACCACAAGCTCATCAGCACTCAAGCCTTCAAGGCTGGCTGTGACTTCGGCAATATTGCCATCAAGAATATCGGTTAAATTTACTTTGTTTTCTTCGTTCACATCATGCTCCTATGGTTTAACATGCGGCGCAATCGCGCAGCGATCAGATGGGTGGGTGTCCAAAACAAGGCGGGGTAGGGTATCCAGTGTGTAGGGTGCGCTGTTACCGTTGAACCCTGTCACCATACCCATGCAGATGGGGCAGGCATCGGGGGCTGGAATCCAGTCAAACAGATTGTCGATTGCGCCATCTTCAACTTCGGCTTTCCACTCGCCACGGCGAGCGGTGTCATGGGCAATGCCCACTTCCGAGCGGGCGACTTGCGCCCACTTCCATTTAAAACCACCGAATTCAGCGCGCAGCTTGCGGGCAATCTCGATGGGGTTTTCACCACTTGCTGTGCCCGTTTCAAGAATACGCCAAAGTTGCGGTGCGAACTTCTTATCAATATTGCTACCAAACACCCCAGTGGCCATGCCGCGCAATGATTCTACGGCGGCATCATTGTTGATGGTGCCAACTGGGGCGGATAGCCCACTGATCATATAGGCATCAATCACGCCTTGCGCCCAAGCCCTACGATGGGCTAAGGCAATCACGCCTATATCACTGCTTTCGCTTAATAGTGCGGCGGCGGTAAAGGCGGCAAGGGCGGCGATGATTGCCGCTTTATCTTCTTCGGTGAATTCAAAACCCTCGGATGTCATGCCTGCCATCGGTGCCTCTGTTGGCAGACCAAGGATGGCGATGATATGATCGGTGGTTTGATTCCATAAATCAGCCAGACCCTGCACAGCATCTTCTTCGACGGTGTCTAGCGCAGGGTTTGGTGTAGGGCGTGTTTCAAGAGCATTGTGAATATGCGGGATGGATGTTTTAGTTTTAGCTTTAGCTTGCGGGGCAAATACCATGGAATTGCTTGGCAGCTGATCGCCGTTTTGCTCGCTGCCTGTATGAATGGTGATGTTTTGATCTTGTGCCAAACCTGCATTGGCTGTCACAGCATCGGCTTGGGCATTCATAAACTTCGCTTGGGCTTTGGCAACCTCATCTGAAAGGTTGGGCTTGTTGTACACAACACCCCAATCACCTTTTTTCCATGTCCTGCCACGGGCTCGCAGCATCGCTGCAATGACAGCCTCAACATGCGGTGATTCTAAAGCTGTGCGTGTATCAGATTCTTGCTTGACCAATTCAAGCTGGAATTTTGCCAGGCGTTCGCTGGTTCCCCAGATCAGTCCAAGCATCCAAGGCGGAAGCCCTGTTTTTGCGACAATCTGCTCAAGCACATGGCGGGCGGGCATTTCAATGTCCAAGACCTGACCATCGTGCCCGATGACAGTGATTTTCATATCTGAGTCTTTATCAACAGCGGTGACAAAATCAGCACTTTTGCCAGCTCTTTTGCCAGCGATAGCTGTGCCAAAATCTGCGGCGATTATTTTGCGGCGATTATTCAATTCTGTTGAATCAACACGACCCGCTGCTGTATAATGAATATGAAAGGAGGGATCTCCAAAACGCTCGAAAGAATTTAGGATACCGTTTTGAATGGTTAATAATATTTTGCTGCAAAACTCCATCGAGCGCATCATCGATACGCCGTATGGATCGCCGCCATTTTCAGAGCGGTAAGCCATGATGCGTTTGTTGCTCATCATAAGCTCTTTAAAACCATACTTGGTAAGCATGGATGATGATAGGTTTGATGATGCCCTACCTGATAAAATCTGATTCACACCATCGGTTGCGGCATCATTGATAAAGCGTGAACGGTGTTGGGGTGAAAAATAAGTACCAAGGCTGCCGTCTGGCTTACGCCCGAAATGAACAGCCTTTGAATCAGCAACATTGAGCCGCGTGATGTCACGTCCATCATCGGAATAAACCCACTCGCCAAGACCAAAGCCTTGCTCGTGAATTTCATTGCGCCAATTACGCACAAATGCAGCAAGACCAATCTCTGTGTCGCCACATTGGACATTCTCTGCCCATTCTTTGATCTCATCGACCAAGGTCTGATTATCGCCCTCGATTTCAGGCACGCCATCGAGCGTGACCAAGCGATCAATCGCCGCATCAAGTACGGGCAGCGATTCGCGCAATACTTCAAAAAGTGAAGGGGACACAACGCGTGCCATATAACCATCGAAATAAGGCGACCATATGCCTTGCGCATATGACTGATGCCCAGTTACTTCGCCAATATTGGCTTTGGCCTGCGGGCGAATGCGCCGAATCTCCATGCCGAGAAACTTCACAAGCTAGCCCAATAAGCTTTATAGTGGTTTTTGCACATCATGGGCGATTGCTAGCACCAAAGTTGTGACACGGTAAAAAAACGTGTCACAAGTCTGTTTGGCTTACTTCATTTATCCATGTCGCTGTTCAGCCCCACATGAAAAAGCATCAAAGCGACCTCCGTCTCCCAACACGCTATTCATCATTTCTTGTCTGGTAAAGGGGTCTGACCCCTTTAATCGATGATATATAAGCACCGCCCGCATCTAATAGTTCCGTCTTTAATGGATTTACTTGACATAGGTCACGCTCCTTAGTTCGTCTTCTGGTTCTTCTTCTGGTACAACGCCCTTCACCCAAGCTTGGGAATAGAGTAAGCGTTGTTCAGGAGTTAACCTAGCAATCTTTCCTTCTAAGCCTTGGATAAAGAACTCTTTCTTCGCTTCCAATCAAGTAGCAGTTGGTCTTTGCGCGGGTGATGGCTGGGTAAAGGGGTCAGACCCCTTTAATCTGACCCCTTTAATCTATAAAAAAACGTGTCACAAGTCTGTTTGGCTTACTTCATTTATCCATGTCGCTGTTCAGCCCCACATGAAAAAGCATCGAAGCGACCTCCATCACCCAGCACACTATTCATCATCTCTTGCCTGTCCGCATCAATAATGTGGTCATTATTTGTGCAAAATTTGCGATAGCGTGGGCCTTGGGCATAGGTATGGCTGGGATAATAAAGCGCAAGTTCAGGATCGAGCGGGTAAAAACGTTTGCGCGACTGCATTGCCATGACAATCAAATCGGTGGACAGTTCTTTGCCATTTTGGCGCAGAGACTTGCCTGTTTTCTGATCCTCAATGGGGTTACCTTGCAAATCCACAGCATCATAAGCATTGCCAAAACCATAACCCGATAATCGGCTTTCGAAATTTCTGCCTTCAAATCGGCTGCCGCCAAGAATGCCCATCACGGCTGTGCCTGCATTGCCTGGATCGCAGCCGATGGCTGGAAGCTTGGCTTCTGGGTCAGCGAGAATATCCATCGCGCGAATAAACTCGCATTGATGTTTGTACTCCACGCCGCGTAAATGGGTGCGGATGGTCATGCGCTTGTTATCACCAACTTTGCGGAAGAGCAGCAGCTCTGTTGGGTCTTTGGTTTGCCCTAAATCACAACCCATGCCGTATTCTCCCGATGGCATATCGGGAAAGGCTGTGAATACAATCTGCTCAATGGAGCTGCGGCAGGTTTCTTCTGTATCCCATTCAGCAATGGGGATATGTCTATCCCAAATCACCACTTCGCGACCAGTCATGCGATTGCCATCCTGCATGGCTTCAAAGCGCATGAGCTCAAGTGCAACTGTGCCTGAATGGCTATCCACCATCACTTTAAGCCTGCGATATTCAGGAATATCAATCATACAAGGCCCAAAGGTTGACCATGGGAATACCGAGCTGGCTGGATCACCCCACAAGCCAAGCACATTACGCACATAACCAGAGGAATCTTCGCCGTTGTACATGTCGATAAATTTTCGGCGGCGAGATTCTGACCAGAAGGGGGCTGGCATCATGGTTTTTGCCCAGTGGAATTTCACTACAGGTGGTTCATGTTTGCCTGTGTAGTAGCCATTGGGGTAGCGTTTGATAAACTCATCATAAGGGATGGCGAATTGGCATTGTGTGAAAAAATCACATGAGCGATCACCATCTGGCACGGAATAAATGCGCGATGTAGCAGCAGGTTTTCTTGCGCGCCAAAACTCTGACCATATCAGCTTGTTTTTCACCTTGGTTGCTTCATCAAACACCACGAAAGCATTGGCATGAACACCACGGAAGGCATTGCCATCGACACCAGCTGGGCGAAAATCTATGATGGCACCCGTGGTGAACTCCATGCGATGATGCGGGGCTTTGCGATGCCAGCCTTTTTGGGTGATGGCTTTGAGGTCTGGATTGTTTTCGACCTGTTCAACAATCGCATCAATAATCTCATTTAAGTGGGTTTGCAGCGGCGCGGCAATCAGCGAGTGGGGGCGTTTGAGCTTTCCGCCATGACTGGTGAACGCTGACCACAGCAACAATGAGATGATTTCACGGGTCTTACCAACTTCCGCACCATCCTCATGGATGACATCGCCAGCGATATAATCGACGCTGGGAAGCTGATAATCCCAAAATTCATAGGGCGCACCCGTATCAGGCTCATGCATGAATGCTGTGGCAAACAAGCTTGGGAGCTGGGTGATGAGATAGCCTTGCACATCTTCAACTGAGAACGGGGTCTCATCATTGGCTGGCTTGTAGTGCCCACGCACCAAAGCTTCAAAATTCCAATCGCGCTCTGCAAGAAACCTGTTGAAAGCGGATTTCATTTGGGGTGCCATTTTAGGCATTGGAATCACGCTTCGCGCACTCTTCGATGCATGGCGACTTCCAGCTCTGCCACAGCTCGCATACTTGGTAATAATTCACCTGGCAAATCTTTGATGCCATGTCGATTAAGCTGCAACAAAACAGCAGGACGAATCAGCTCAAGATTTTCAATGCATATATTTGTTCTATCGCCATCAATAAAGGTCAGTGACATACCGTCAGGAATATCGCCATGCCTCTGCTCCCAAATATACTTGTGCTTCAGAATAAAATGCCCGTCATAACCAGTATGTTTATTGATGCCTGGCACTTTCACTTCCACATAGCCATCTTTGGATAGGCGTTCGTAACCCATCGGACGCTCATTATGCGGCACATTACCTCTTTGAAACGTTCCACTGTTGGCTTTCATAATGCCTTTTGTGCCTTTGTTGAATGGCACATTGCTTTTTTGAAACCTTCCATCACGACCAGAGACCCAGCCTTGATTATGAATCAACGAGCGAAATTGACCGACTTTCTTATGCACGCCAAATTCAGCAAAGAATGGTTCCTGCATATCCTCATGCCGCATATCTCGATACGCCGCCTTCACCCAAGCTGCTTGCTCTTTCGTCCAACTTTTCAACTTACCTTTTTGCCGACCTTTTCGACTACCACACGTAATACGCTTGTTTCTCAACGCGTTTTTGATTCCACTTGCGCTTTTATCAAGCTTAAATTGGGCGTTAAAAGCATCCGTCAAAGCAACCTGCGACATCACTGGATAATGCTCGCGCAAGAAATCGACGTGTTCCGATGTATAACGAAATCTCACTTTGGCACCGATGGACCAATCGCCAACATGGTTGGCAGTTTCTTTTGCCTGGTACTTTCACCAATAAACTTTTGTGCATCCAGCGATAACTTGGCCGAAGCAATCACATCTTTGGACACGCTAGAAATCGCTTTGCTGCGCTCAATCTCATTTTTCAAATTGTCACCACTCAAATCAGTGTTACTAAGCCGATCAAGCTGATCAAATAGATGTTTGTTTAAACCTTCAATATTGTTGCCACTCATAGCATACCTCGTTTATATTTATTCCAGCAGCACTCCTTGAACTTCTTGCTGCTCTCGCAAGGGCATGGCTTGTTGCGCATCCAGTTTTTACGCTTTGGCTTATCCATTGCTTTTACGCTTTCGAGTTCATCCTTAGAAATTGGCATGTGTGTAGGCATCGCCATACTTGCAATATCCTTTAACTGCGATGGTTCAAGGTGTTCAATTTTAGATGTTGATATTTCCATTATTCGCCTCCTGTATTTAAAAAATTTACTGCTTCTTCGTGTAAATGTTGCAACACAGCTATCGCCGCATCTTCGTTAAGCTCTGCAATGTCGCCTGTAAGCACTAGCAGGTGCAATGCTCCCGCATAAAATGCTTTGCGCATTTCATTACGCTGAATCATTGGTGCATTTTTAGGCACAACTGCATTTTCAAAACCTTCCCATCCTGATTGTATTGTGTTCATCTCATGCTCCTATATATAGCTGTAAATGTTGGAGTAAAGGGGTCTGACCCCTTTAATCTGGTTTTCTATCGTTTTAGTCATTCTCGGCAACCCATGATTATTGCATTGATGCCATTACTACTCTTGAAATAAAAAATCTTTTCAGCTCCGCTTCTATCTAGTGTCGTTGCAACCTGAAGGTCTGGATAATTTCTGAAATCATTCAAGTAACACGGGTTGATAGAACCGCCTTCAAAATGCATCATATCCTCAAATTGAAGCCCGTTAAAACAACTACTGCTTGTGCAGCGAACTTGACTTTTAGGCTTATCGGAATCAGTAGAGCCATCACCATCGCATGATTGGCATTGCACATTATAAGTATTGGAATTGGATTCCAAATCAAGGGAACCATCCCCATGGCACTCGTCACATTCTTCTTTTGCTTTCTGATAAACAAAGCCATTGCCTTCGCATATTGAGCACGGCTCCTTTCTGAGATCAGGGAACGTAAAAGATTTGAAGTCCAATGTTTGATGAGTATTTATCAAACGTGATAGAGATCTAATCATAGCTTCTGTAATAGATATTGGCTTATCATCAAAGTCAGTCCACACCATGACATGGCCATTAGTGGCTACAGCACGCCCATCCCATTTGATTATATGATTTGTATGCATGAAACTTTTATCTTTTGAAATAAACTTCTCAAGTTCGTTTGTAATTTCATCTTTAGTCATTGGATTAATCCTCACTTTCTTAGTGGTGGGCTTGGTCTTTTTGAATTCCCTCCAAAAAGTGCAAACGCATGAGCCTCTGCTTTTGATGAAATGCACTGACTACAAAGATAACGCCATACACCACCACCGTTATAAAATGGTCCAACTAGAAATCTATAACCTTTTTCCCTCCGAAAATCCTCATTACATGAAGCACACTGATGCCAGATAAATAAACTGAAATCTGTGTAAACACCGAGTCTATATTTTTCAACATGCTCTTTTTTCATCACTTCACTACCTCCGCATCAATGGCGCTTATTTTATCTTCCAAACCTTGGAATTTACTGGCAATACGCCCAAAAACAGTCGCAGCTGTCTCAAGCTCTTCCTCTTCGTGATCAAGCTTGGCTCTGGCGGCTGGTGTCGCCAAGAATTGTGGCAGATTCAAGCCGAGCTGCTCGCAAAGCTTGGGCAAGACAGCAACAGCCGGGTGTAACACCGTATCGCTACCAATGGCTGCGCCATCTTTGTTGTATAATATTTTTTCAAGCACGGCACCACGTTCTGCAATGTCTGCACGCAGTTGCACAATCACATCAAGGTTGCCTGCGATGTGAAATGCGGCAATTTCTTGCATGGTGGAAAACTCATTGTCCTGCATGGCGATAATAATAGCATCATATGCTTCAACCAAGGCGCGACGATCAAGACAGCGTTGTCCAGGCTTGGTATCATCGGCTTTGATGTGTTCGCAGGTGTCATATTGCGGGCATGTTGATTTGCACGGCTTAAAAGCAGGCCCGTTAATGATGGTCTGCGCATAGCGGCTGTGCTTGATCGCATTGCGCGATGATGCACGTTTGCCCTCGGTGGTTTTAGGGCCTGTTGATTTTGCAGCTGCATTGCGGCGCTGCTGCAATTGGGCTTCGGTGAGTTTCTTTTTTTTACGCTTTGACATGGTTTAAATCCTTATTTCACAAAGTCTCGACGTATGGTGCGTGGCGATACGCCCCATCTGTCTGATAGTTCGATGAGTTTTTCCTGCGAGCCATCCCAAGTTGCACGCACATCATTGATGCGTAGCGGCTTCATTAAATCGCTGTAGAAGCGTTCTTCAGGCTGGATATACACTTGGCAGCCGTTAGGCCCTGCAAGCTCACTCTGAACAACTGAGAGTAGTTCTGCGCCGATAATTATGCCGATTGTGGCAATAGGGTCGCCTGCTTTGTATGCGGCGGTCAGAAGCATTGTCTTTTGCTCGTTAGTGAGTTTGAGGGTCATAGCAAGCCGTCCACATGTGAGGCTGGTAAACGTGCGGTTTTTAGATGACGCTCTGAAATGGCAATATAGCCCATGGTTGTCTCAGGCTTTTCATGCCCCATTAAAATTTGAATCACCTTGATGTCTTTGCCTGAGTCATAGAGTGATGTGGCATATGTGGCGCGGAGTTTATGAAGAAATACGCCTTCATTACGAAGCCCGACAGCTTTGCCAGCACGCTTGATCACATCCGCCATGCCATAAATTGCCAAGCGGGTGCCTTTGGCGCGACCAGTCACGGACACAAACACATAGGGGCAACCTTTAACCGCATAGCGCGACCTTGCCTGGAGCCATAAAACAAGTGCCTCAACAAGTTTTTTGCCTTCAAATGAGACTGTGCGCTCTTTCGAGCCTTTGCCGTTGATCATTAGCCGACCAGAAGCGTGGCCCAGCTTGAGGTTGTCCATGGTTAGGTCGCACATTTCGCTGCGGCGCAAGCCTGCTGCGTAAAACATGGCAAGAATAGCGCGATCTCGCATGCCTATGTCTGTCGCAATATTTGGGGCAGAGAAAAGTAGACGCAACTCATTGCTTGAGAATTTGTTTGCCTGTTTTTTGTAAAACTTTGGTGATGGCACGCCATCGGTTGGGTCAGAGTCTAGAATTTTGCTGCGAATTAAAAACTGGCAAACGGCACGAACGCCAGATAGGCGGTTGGCGCGCGTGGCATTTGAGTGGTTTTGCTCGGACGTGTAGAGATGCTCAAGCCACTGCTCTGTTGTTTTTGGCGATGGTGTAAGATCCTGCTTTTTGTGCCATGTGAAATAGCGGCGAGCGGCGGCGAGATAGGAGTCTGCGGTCAAACCTGCCCCACCACGAATCACGACATGATAACGGCGAAAAGCATCTTGGACTGATGGAGTCAACATATTGCGCCTTTTGAGTTTTGAAAAAACTGGCTTTTTTTAGAGAGCCACATGATGTGCGCTGCTTGGGTTCTAAGTATGAGCTTTGATGGGGGGGTGGGGTGTTTGTTATCACTTGAACCACCACATACATGATAAACCCATTGTTTACATAGCGTTACGATGTTGTTGTCTCCGCATCCCCGCTTCCTTCCAGCCACTACCTTTATCACTACTGCTATCAGGAGCAACATGATGATGCTTAAGCCCTTATACACCTTACATCTCACACCTACTGATAGCCCACCATCACAACAACCTTTCTGACTGTAAGTTGTTGGTATGATTAGAGAAAGTATTGTTTGGCTTATATTGCTGTAATGTTGGTGATTAGCTGTTTTCATTGTTTTTCCTCCGATAAGAATCACCGTTAATATTCAACATCATGCCGCCATTTTCATACAGTCGATCAACAACTCTGTCTCCAACAAGTTTTTCAAAATCTACAAGCTTCAAGTTTGAAATCATTATTGTTGGCTTCATTTCCATATATCGCAGGTTGATTAACTCAGTCAAAATTAAAAATTCAGAGTCAGATCCATATTGCACGCCAACTTCGTCAAGAATTAGAAGATCAGGCCATGTAAATCTGTGAATCACTTGGCTTTCTGTATGTTTTGATTTTGATGAATATGTTGATTTCACTGCTCTGACGGCTTCAATCACTGGGACAAATAAGGCTGTAAAGCCTTTTTCAATCACAGAATTTGCAATACCACACGCAATATGTGACTTACCCACACCGCTGTGACCTGTAAACGCCAAGCATCCGCCAGCTTTCAGTCTCTCATCAAAGTTTTCAGCATATTTTTTTGCAACAGCGAGTGATTTGATCTGTGAATCGTTTGCTGGCTGATAATCATCAAGCGACTTGTTTCTAAAGCGCTTTGGAATACCCGATCTTTCAAGCAAGTGATCTAACGCATGCATCTTTTGTCTAGTTTTCAGTTCACGCTGCTGATCAAGCTGCACAACGGAGCAATGAGGACAAGGACCTGGCATAGGGGCTTTTTCTCCAGGGAAATCAATCATGGTGGTTTTGTAGTCACCATGCTTATTGCAGCAAGCCACACCTTCGCTTTCCTTCGGTGGTTGGAACATTTTCTTCACATTATGCATTTGCAGACTCCTCGTTTTCCCATTTGGTTGACGGATTGCGATCTAGCTTTACCCGACCATTTCCTTGGCGAAGCCACGGACGTGACTCTTCCCCCTTGTTAAACCCGTCATATTTTCCACTAGATATTCCCTCCGCTGTTTCCAAATTAAAGAAGGTTGAGAATCGAAGCTTGAATCTGTGTCCATTTCCACCATCAACTCTTCCGGAGATGTAGTCAGAGTCATTTGCCTTTACAAAAGTTTTTATCCACCAATCAAGCGGATGAGCTTCGAACATAAGCTCAACTTTTTTGATAATATTTTTTGATAATATTTTTTGATTAAATTTTTCACCAGCTGAGCAAGCTTCGTGATAACTTTTTAAAAGTTCTGGAAATCTATAATCATAATCAATCTTATACTGATTAAGATTATGATTACTGGTTAGTTTATTGCCCTGGTCACTGGTGACTAGGTTAGGGTGGTCACTGGTGACTAGGTTATGAGGGCTAACGTGGTCACTGGTGACTAGGTTAGGGTGGTCACTGGTGACTAGGTTATGAGGGCTAACGTGGTCACTGGTGACTAGGTTAGGGTGGTCACTGGTGACTAGGTTATGAGGGCTAACCATGTCACCCGTGTCATGGTTTTGAGGGGTAACCATGTCACCCGTGACTAGGTTTTGAGGGTACGTAACGCGGTATAAAGAGCTTCTGCTACACCCCCTAGAGCCATCTTTCTCAAGCCACCCTAGAGCAACTAACTGGCTTGTTATGCGGGTAATAGATCTTTCTGAAATTCCCGTCCATTGAGCCAACTGAGTCCTCTTAGGCCACGCTTTGCCTGTTTTATCATCAGCATAAGAGCATAAAGCGGCGTAAATATAAAACTGAGATGGGTTTAATCCACACCGATTCATTTTTCTAGGAAATACAATAACACCCTTTTTACCCATGATTACCGCCTCGATTGCAAGATTGAAAACGATCATGTACAAATGTTTGAATGCGATTGCATATAGATGTTTTATTTTGCCACTGTGGATGGCATAAAACGGCTGTCATGAGCGCTTCATGGACCAGCCCAAGCTCAGGGTCGATAGATGTATCAATACACCCTGGCTCATCATCAGCAAGCCGATGGTCGATAATTTCCAAGGCTAGACATAAGCGTTGATAATCATAAAGCGGAAGGGGTGTTTTTATCCCCTCAAGATCTTCGTATGAAAAGGGTAGAAATATTTTTTGGGCGGATTCCGCCTGTGTGTGTGCGCTCATAGCAGCACCTCTTCTGTCATAGATGTACTCGCTATTTCCGCTGTTAAACAAAAAAAGGCGAGCCGGATGCCAAGTTAACAGACCGCGACAGAAGAAAGCGGCAGGCATAAAGCCTCTCAGCACCCGACCCACCAACTGGGTCGCCCACCATTGTTTGATAACAACTTGGGCTTGGGACACAAAAAAAGCCACACCTGAGAAGATGGGCTTACGTCCATCTTCTGTCATCGAGCTGTTAAACTCGGCTGCTGGTATTCCAGCAACTCCGCAAGCATAGTTCAGAGGAAAGGCTAGTGTCAAATTCATGCGTTTACACCCGCACTTGAAATGGTGAAAAAAGTGCCTAATATGCGCCGTGCTTTGCTGTGCAAGTAACTGATAATAAAGAAAGCTTGAAAAGCGGCTTTATTAGGCGAAACTAGCGCAAGCTTTTGATAACAAAATTGAAAGCATCTGATTGTGATGCCGGTGGTTGAGGGTTCGAGTCCCTTCGTCCACCCCATATTTTGCAACGTTTTGTTAGGCTCGGTGTTGAGCCGATTGCCTAATAAAATACGGCACTGCCTAATAAAGCACATTGTTTTGTTCATTCGTTTGGTCTCACTTTGTCTGCTTTTCTTTTGTAAATACGTCTGGTTGTTGCTTCGCTTTGATGGCCTAGTAGGCGCTGAGCGTGCTCTGATTTGTCGGCTGCATATGAGCGTAGATCGTGGAATGTGAAACGCTCTTTTATAATGCCGTCTTTTTTAGCTTGGCGCATTTTGCGCTGCCAAATAGCTTTGAATCCATCGCGGGTATATCGGCAGCCATCGCGGGTGCTGATCAGATGAGAACAAATACGATTCTTTGGCTGGTTTGATTTTGCCAACTCGATAGCTGCGCGCAGGGTTGGTGTCCATTCGTAGATGATGCGTTTCTTTGTTTTGCTGTGTTGGCAATGGAGACCATCCTCTTTGAGGTTGGCATTGGTTAGATCGAGAATGTCGCCTTGGCGCAAACCAGTCATAGCAGCCAGATCCATCGCAGCTTGAATGCGGGGCGGCATAAGATTGCGAATAGCATCAAACTCCCAATCTTCCACGCAGCGATCACGTGGTGGGCTTGGGAAGTTTGGCACTTCTTTGCATGGGTTTCGTTCAATCAAACCCCATCGGATAGCATGTCGCAATGCCAGTGAAAGCACTCCTTTTTCATGATTGGCACGTTGTTTGGCGGTTTGACCACGCGCATCCATGTAAGCATAGATATGCTTTGCTTTGATTGATTCTGGGCGCATATGACCGAATGCCTGGCGAAGATTAACGATGCAAGCGAGATAATCTTCACGTGTTCGTTTGGCACGCGATGGAATCACTTCGGTGATCAGGCGATCAAACACATCAGCCATACTGTTTAGACATAGGTTGTTGCGTTCCATCAAAGCGAGATTGGCATACATATCGGCTTTTGTTTTGCCCAGCGGATGCCAGACCTGCATTTTATCGACAAAATAATATTTACCGTGGCTTAGATAGACGCGGCTTGGCAAATCTTTGTTTTTTGTGCGTTTACGACCCATCATTTCCCCCTATTTAAAAAGCCAAGATTTGGCTCTTCGTTCTGAGGTGTCGAGTTCGACTTATTGCCACCAAGCGCGGCATTGACAGCGGCCCATGTTGTTGCAGGCCATCCATCCATCTTTTCAATAAACAAAATGCCGTTCTTGCTAAGGAGTTGTTTTATTTTCCACGGCATTTTCGCACCTGTGATTTCGTGCAGTTCGGCACGGCTTAAAATGGTGCTTGCTGGGTTTGTCGTGGCAATCATTGCACAAATCTCTCAAGACCAGGTACTTGTTTGAATATTTTTACAGCTTCAGATGGATGAAGGGACAACATGGGATATGCATGCATTTCAGAGCGGATCATCTTGCATTGTTCACCACCAATAAACTCACATACGGCAGGTTGGTTTTTCTGCATCCATGCCCAAACAGGTTTGCGAAACGCTATAGGCAGTCGCCCAAGGTTTATTTCCAAGTCAGGAGCCTTTTGCGGCACGTGTTTTATTTTAGGCATTGCGCAGATACTCATAGCTTACCGCGCTTGATTAACGATTCAGGGTCATCACCAATATAAGTTATGATTTTCTGATGGTCTTCGTCCAAGCGACTAAAGTCACGGCGGCATTTCCATCGGCGTATTTTTTTCAAAGGATGAGAAACCATTGCAAAAGCAAAGCATAATGTCATCACAAGTCCTGCAAGAAGCATGAGCACGAAATACCAAAAACAATCAGTCATTTCATCTTCTCAGCATTGATATGAAAATGGTGGGTATCATCACCTTCAGCGCAATTGCAGGGGCCTAAATAACCAGGCTTGCATTCAATGCCAATATTTTCACACAGAGCTAACTCACCAAGTTTGCAGGCACAGTCCTGAATAGGGGAAAACAGCCCATCAAAGCCGTTTTCAGACAGGTGAAGCTCGACGATTTGGATAACGTTACTCATGCCATACTCCAGTGTTCGTAGTTATTGCATGAAGTTCCAAGCTTTTTAAAATCAGGGACAGGTTTGCCTGGATTGCCCATCATTCGGTCACAGTTGCCCAATCCTCCAAAAACACAGTTTCCACACAGCTTCACAATAGGATCATCTTTAAAGCGATCATAATCACATATAGACTCGTGATTTGAGCAGAACTTTCCCCCACTTGTAGTGACCTCAACCAATCTCATTCCGCAATAAGGGCAACGTTCCTTTGTCAGTTTATGAATACACTTGCCATCGCCGCAGTTTAATACGCCGCATTTATAGTGATTATCAAGCTTTTCAGTTTTTGTATCGACTTCGATTTTGTTACCTTCACAACCATTACAACGCGTGCAGCTTTTGCATGATTCACAAAGCCCTGCACCAGCATCAATGCATCCGCAATTGATGCAAAAAGCACAAGGTTCATCACCAAACTGTTCAGCATCCGCACAGGTTTCATCTTTATGTGCCACACCGCGCCACAGGCACTTATCTTTTAATGGGCATTCGCCCTGGGGATAGCAGCGTATTTTATCATCACACCTCGCCTTCATGCCGCACGCCCACGATAATGAAACAGCAATACCAAATAGATCGCATTTGTCACAGTTAGCAATACAGCCGCCCAAGCAGACCAAATCTGATCAAGATGCGGATAATAGACGATATTCCACGCGCCCCACGATGTGAAAAACAAAGGGGTCAATAGGGATATGCCCTGCACACGTTTATCACGGATAATCGCCATGATGCTTGGAATGATCGCAAGAAAACCGCCAAACTCGAACGCTGCATTGATCATGTCCATCATGCGCCAACCTCTTCGGCTGAGCCTTCTGGTTGTGCTGGAAGCATGGCAACAAGCATTTTAAACATAGCGTCAATATCTTCCTGCGCGGTCTCTTCCAACCAAACGTCGTGGTTAGGCTCGTGACTTCCCTCTGCCCATCCATTCGCATAAACACGAACTTCAAGTTGCTTAACAGACCCTAGATAATGCACAAACACATCTGCAACAGTCTTATCAGTCACTTCATGCGCTATATTTAGAATATCACCAATCGTTGTTTTCATGCGTGTCTCCTTCATACTATTGTTACACCTCGTTTTCAACTGCGGCCAGGAGTGCATACAGTTCAGCCACTGCCTCATCGACTTCGCGGCGGATGGTTAGTTTTTCACTGCGGGTAATTTTACGCCCGCCCATGGATTTTTTATCGCGCGCTTGGGCGATTGCATCAAACACATCACCAAACTCTTTGCCACATGCCAGCAATTCGTCTGATAACTGCCCGTGCCCACCCGCTTCTGGCACTTGAACGCATATAATTCCAATGTCGCGGAGGCACTCTTCAAACCATATTGGATCCATGCCTTCAAGCAGCAGGGTGTGCAAATCTTCTGCATAGAAGCGGTGATCAGGTTTGTTTGGGTCTGCCATATTGCGGATTTCATCAGCTGTTCGCCCAATGATTTTAGCTGCCAACTTAGGACCAAAGCTTTTGATGGGTTCACCATGCCGCATAAACCGACTGCCGCCTGGCACGCGCACCATTGCATCGTGCAAAGCTTGGTTGCCAAGCTCAACAGCGCGCTGCTGCTCAATGGATAGACACATGTCTGACACCCTCCTGAATAGATGATGACGGTTCGCCATGCAGCTCGCTAGAGTTAGCTGCATGAGCTTCTTTGTTATCTGTTACGGAAAACTTTCCGAGTACCAGCGGGTTCTTGAGAATTTGACTAATCGTGTTGGGCTGCCAGATGCGTTTTCCTGTCCGTGTTTTGTGGCCAACGATATGAAGTCTGTCGGCAATCGTGCGCAAAGGCTTTCCTTGCGCGCGCATTTCCCAAATAATAGACAAAACAACCTGCTCGGTTGCATCTTCAAGCAGCTGGCCATCTTCATAGCGCCAGCCATACGGTGGCACAGCACTGTATTGTTTGCCGTGGTCGCGCTTATGGCGCAGAGCCATGCGGGTGCGCTCGCCAATTTGCTTGCGCTCAAGCTCACCAAATGCCGCCGCCATCGTAAGAAAGAAGCTGCCCATAGGGGTGGATGTATCCAAAGCAATGCCGCCCAAATCCATAATATGCGTGGCAACACCCAGTCCCTGCAGTTCGGGAATGATGGTGATGGCATCAACCGTGTTGCGGAACATACGATCAAGCTTGAGCGTAACAACAGCATCAACTGCACCTTGCCGCGCCAGCGAAATAAGCTTGGTCATGGCGGGGCGTGCTGCAATATTCTTCCCGGATATAGCGTTGTCTTCCAATACTTCGAGCAGCTCAAATTCATGCAGGGCACAGTAGGCTTTGATGCGCTCAAGTTGTGCCTGCATAGACACGGCTTGTTTGCCAGTCGATACGCGGATATAAGCAATAGCTGTTTTATTCATGTGCGCCCCACAATTTAGTATTTTTATCCACGGTTTTATCGCATCGCTTGCAAAACTTCAGCGATGGAAAGTGTTGCCAGCTATGCAGCCCGAAGAAACAAAGAATCTTTTGCATTATTGCATACCTCGCCAAGCTTTATGCCAGGCATTGGCGCGGCTTGTGGCGCGCACATATTGCTTTGATGCGGCGCGATAGGCTTGAAAATCACCAAGGTCGGAAGCCTCTCGCATGGCTTGACGGGCATCCGATGCCTGAGCATCAGCAGACTTGGCAACAGCCAGCACATCGCCTGCGCGGGTTGATTTTGGTAGTGAAGCAATCATTAACATGGCAAAGCCTCCTTGGACTTAAAAGGGTTGCCGCCGTGGCTACGAGGTGTCACCACGACGACTGCACTCACCGCACTTGCTGGATTGGTGAGCGCAAACTGGATTTGATTGGATGGGTTCATGCGGCTTCCTTTTCATGCTGTTGCATGTATGGCCCTGCGCCAGGAGCGAAATCAATCGGTGAATATTCTTTGCCGACATCGGCAGCAAGCTTGGAAAGCACTACGGCATATTTCGTTTCACCCGTGTATTCGGTGCGGGGGAGTTTGTTTGCTTTCATCCACTTCATAACAGCTTGTTTTGTCACGCCACAAGCAGCCCCAATTTTTGTAGACCCGCCGCACATGACCAAAAGTTCTTTTAATGTGTTTTGTTTATCACTCATAGCGCAATATTAGAACTGTAAGTTACCAATGTCAAGAACTGAAAGTTACCATACATATACTTATAGTCGCGGAGATGAACATTATGGAAGAAAAACAGCTTGAGGCTTTTGCTAAACGCTTTAATGATGCGCTTGATGTTGCGGGCTGCCCTCCAAAAGGATCGGGGAGGCAAGGGTGGGTTGCAAAAAGGTATGGGGTTAGTCAAAAAGGGGCTAGAAAATGGCTTGAGGCAGAGGGAAGACCAAAGATGGAAAGGTACAGAAGGATTGCTGAGGATTTAAAACTGAATCCTTTTTGGTTTATGAGTGGGAATGGGGAAAAGGAACTTCCCGAAAGTTATCATGATGCACAAGAGAAAATGGATAAGTATGGTTTTGTTGAAGGGGCGGATAAAGCTGCGCTTGTAAGGCCTGATTTAGAGTATGTTCAAGAAATGTTTGAAGGGGCAGGCAGAGATTTGCTTAAAGCTCTTGAAGATGCTCCACTAGAAAAAAAAGAATTTATACGCACGAAAATAAGGGACTTCATCCAATTAGTCCAAGATAAAAAAGCACAATTTGCCAACATTCTTGGTGTGACTGATGAAGAATTAGAAGCCGCCAAAAATTATAGGGAGAATATTGAGCTTGCAGGTGCAACGCAACAGACAGGGATCCAATCACTCACCATTGCCGAGTCATCTAGCCCCAAAGCTGTCGAGCTAGCTGATGCGATTTTATCACTATCTTCATCGGGTGATTTGGAAGATTCAAAGATTGATGCCATCGCAGCATTGATTGGCTATCAACCAGGTAAGCTTTCGGGGCTCATGAAGAAAACAAAAGGTTAAATAAACGGGTAAATATACCCTATCGGATAGGGTATATCGCAAGAAGGGGAGGGCGAGCAATGAGTTGCCTATGCGGGGAATATGTGAATGGAAAGGTGGAATGGTTACTTTAGCCACAATGGTTAACAGATAATAGAAGCATAAACGAGAGGGGGAGAAATTGGAATGATATGAAAAAAAGCCAAGATTTAACAAAAACACAAATCATCGTTTATTTAATACTGTCCATAGGGACCATTTACTGGCTTGCTTCGGATGATCTTGAAGATGCGGGGCTTGTCAGTGCTGATAAACCTGATGTCGTTATGCAAAGACCTGCGGATGATCAGGATGACATTCATTATATGTTGATCACAGTGGCAGCAAATCAAGCCGCAGCTGATGCCGCATACCAAAAGGGTGTTGATGCCTTAAGTCTCAAACAGAGCGGGATGATTGCGAGCATGGAACGGGCAGCAGGTGAGGTTGATCGTGGTGTGATTAGCATGGCCAACGCTAAAGAAGAAAAAACAAAGACGATTGCCAACGTCAAAGCAAGGCAAGACATGCGCGATGGGCTGCATATACTCTGGCAGATCAATACAGTGCGTCGCAATTGGCTTCAAGAATCTGTTGCGGCAATTAAATCAGGCAGTGTACCTGCAATGCAGGCTGTTGTTAAAAAATATAAAGAAGTTATGCCGAGCTTGGCACCTGCTGCGCTGAAAGCATTGGAGAAGTTCAGAGCTGCCAAAGCGGATGTTGGCCTAGGAAACAACCTACGTGAGTTTTCACAGTAATGCCACCGATTCAAATAGCAGATTCAAGCGCATATTGCTCATGCGTAGCAGGCAGCAATGGAACATACTGCAAGCATCGCATTGATATTATGCATGGTGATGCGAAGGCGATCGTTAGCGAAAACCTGCAAGATATTGAAACGCTTCAAGCATGGCTACCATGCACAGATGTCGATGCAGCATTGATTCAAATCAAATCAGCGGAATTGGCATTGGCAGATGCCAAGCGTAAATTAGCCGCTGCAAAGAAAACGCTCGCAACAGCAATGAGGGATTAAAGGACATGGACGAAAACAAAATATGCAAAAAATGCCAAGGCTCGATACCTAAAAAAGCCGTCGTTTGCATGCACTGCGGCGCAAAACAAGGCCACATAACATTCTTTAAAGTTTTTGTGTGGAGCTTTGTGATTCTATTTATTTATGCATTCATATCCATCAGTAATGAAGAACCTGTGAAGCAACCAGAAAGTGCCAATACGAACAGCCCTGCCCAACAGGCAAGTAAACCCAGCGAGCAACAACAGAAAGATTCAAAACTATCTGCAGAAAAATACGCTGCTTCAACATTATGCATGGATGCTGTGCGTAAAGCGGCTCGATTTCCGAGCAGTGTAGATTTCAGCGCGTGGGACAGCATCGGTACAACGCCAATGTCTGGTGGAGGCTGGAAATCGCAATGGGCTTTTGAAGCCAAGAACGGCTTGGGAACACTTATTCCTCAAAAAGTATATTGCGAGATTAAAAATGGTAAATTGCAACAATTTATTGTCCGCAACAGATAGCTAATTGTTGCACCAGCTACTTCGTTTGCCACCATCGTATGATCTAGCGTAGCCACTCTGGAGCATGTATG